TACCACCAGAGTGCAACGGGTGTCAGTTTAGACCACAAGAGTTAGGTGGCAACGGTATATGTCCAAAATTTAAAGCAGATTCATTGTGTGTAATTAGAAAAGATATTGCTAAACTGATTGACAGTACAGGGGGTAGAACTCTTGACTTGATGGAAGCAGAGTTTCATAACAACTTTGAAAAACTAGCGTTCTTTGAAAGCATGGAAGATCAAAATAGTGAACTTAATCCTGAAGTTACCAAGCGTATAAACTCACTTACAAATTTGGGGAAGGTAATTAATGAGATTAAAACAAAAAGAGAAACTGTAGAAATAACACAAACAGAATCATTAAGTGACAACCAAAAGCATGAGATAGCCAAGACAGTAAAACTAAGTAGGGAACTACTAGATGAGTCTTAGAAAGTTACCACCGGTTGAATATGTAAAAGATCCCGTAGAGTATGCAAAGATCCTTGTAAATTCATTTAAGAACTGTTCATACTTTGTAGATAAATTTTTAGGATTTGATGTGTTTGATTATAACAAGGCTTTCCTTGATTGCTATGACAGGTTCGTTGTATATAGAACAGGAAGACAGGTCGGCAAGTCTACAAATGCCGCTTTAAAGGCAATACACTTTGCGTTCTTTGCACCATTGTTTGCAAGTAACATAGACACGGGGGTGGCAAATGTTGTAATTGCCTCACTATCTAAAGATCAAGCACACTTGATTTTATCCAAGATTAGTGAGTTTATACACATGAGTCCTACACTTAGTAAGAAAGTAACAAGGGAAATCAAGACAGAAATTACTATTGAATGGTATGACGGAACGGGGAAGACTAATTTTATTGTAAGACCAATAGGAGATACAGGAGATTCACTTAGAGGATTTACCGTACACTATGCAATACTGGATGAGGCAGCTTATATTCCTCAAGTTGTTTTTGATGCCTTTTTGCCAAGTACGGTTACAACCAAACCACACATACTATTAACAAGTACACCAAAGGGAAAGTCAGGTCAGTTTTTCAAATCATGTATGGACTCTCACACATTATATGAGCATGGTAAGCCCAAAGAAATAGAAGGACATCAGGACAAAGAAAAGTATCCGTGGACTCAATTCCATGTAACTACCTTTGACAACCCACTTGCGGCTAGTGATCCACAGGTTCTTAAACTTATCAGGGGAACTACAAAAGCTGCTGAACGACAGGAAATATATGGGGAATTTCTTGACGGTGGTAACAGTCTTATACCTTACAATTTGTTACAAGAGGCACTTACCCCTGTTGAAAGACCAAAGTTTGAGTATTATGATGCAGGTGTGGATACGAGTGGCAAAGGTGCAGATGAAACTGTAATCACTATTGCGGGAGTAAGAGATGGGGTTATATACCCTGTGGAAATATATACTGAACTAACCACAGAACAACCAAAACTTGCCAAAAAGATTTCAGAATACAACCGTATATATGGACTAAGAAGAATATATATTGACGAAACAGGAATGGGTGACACATTAATGGACTTGTGCAGAGATGTAGATCCTGATATGAACTTGTATGGAATCAATTTTAAATCTGATAAAACCAACTTATATATCAATTTGGAACGTTTGTTTGAAGAAATAAACCCAAAAGGTTCGGGAAGACTAATTAATCTTTCATTACTAGAAGACTATAGTAGAGATAAACTAGTAGAACAGTTGTCATATATGTATTGGGATCATGGTAAATTCAAGGATCAACAACCCAAAGTGCGTAGTGAACACGCTGACGACTATAGTGACAGTATTGCATTAGTAGTATTTGGACAACAAAAGGTTGATTTTATAAGAGATATACCTGATCTTTGGAGTCCTGAAAGTACAGGCGAGTATATAGGGTGGTAGAATCTAAAACTTTAAATACCTACTATATATAATTTAAATATGCCATCTCCTGATAAAGCTGATACTGATAAAGATGCTGAGGAATGGATAACTGTAGGTGGCAAAAAAATGCGTATAGATGCAGGTGAAGATAAAGAAGATATAACTAGATCCCCTATGCCTAGTGCAAGAGGAGAAAAACAGGCTAATACAAAAGAAGCACAAAAAGTATATAAAAAGAGATTTGAACTAATAAAGTCAATATTTAAACCAAGAGATGAGGTAGTTTTTGCAGAATATAACAAGTCAGGAATTATAGCAGGATTGAATGGGGATAAACTGAATATAATGTCAGAAGGCAGAATGTATCCAGTTCACAAAAATAATGTCTTTAAAAAATCAGAACTTTTAGGCGATAGACATTGGGATACAATGACCAATGTAGACAGAGTACAAATTTTAAAATCTTTTAACTTACCAACATATTATAACAAACAAAATTGGGGAAACCTTTCTATGGAAATACGAGAAGCATTATTAAAAAACGCAAGTCCAGCTGGAACAACCACAAGCGATGCTGGTATTCATAACCCAATATATAATCCCATAAATGAAGAAAAGTCAGTTTCTAATACAATAGATGATGAAATCAAAAGACAAGAAAATTCAGCAAACCATGAAGAATATGAAGATGGGAAAGATAATAAAAAAGACAAAAAAAGTGTAGATTAAAAAAATGAAAAAACGTGACAAAGTTTTACGTTGTAAATGTCCATGTAATAGAGAACTGCCATCACGATACAAAGGAAGACAAAAAATATTTTATGACTCCCCCGTATGCAGAAAAATTTGGCACAGTTTTACAGAAGAAGAACAACAAGCACGTTTAAAAGAAATGGAAGAAGCAACTTCATAAAAAAAAGGAGTTATCCTTTAGTTGCGTATGTACTTTTTGGTTCACAATTAATTGCATGATTGGTTTCGTATTCTCTTAATATTCTTTCAAGAACTACTTGATCACTTTCATATCCTTTTCGTTTTTGATCAGGTTGTGCATATTTACGCAATCTCAATTTTTGTGATTTTAATATGCTAATAGGAGTTGTTACTCTATTAGGATTTGCTGGTCTTGCCATAGTAAAATAATTAAATTGAATGACATATATAAGTCTTTGTTTAGAGTAAACGTTTATATTATAGTTTTGATTTAATATCTTCATGTCGGATTTCAACAAATTTGGACAAAAATCAGGAGATTCCATAAATCTATCTGAAATCGGTGATAAAGTATTCACCATAACCGCAGTTGAGGACTCACCATATACAAAAGATGGCGAAGAAACTCCGGGAGTAAAGATTTCAACATCTGAAAAATGGGAAAAGGAAGATGGTACAACAGTATCTAAAATCCATACAACCAGAAGGGCAATAGTCAGTAAGCTCGTAGATGAAGATTTAAGGAAAGCACTTGCAAACGGTGAAACGTTTAAAGTGAAATGCCCTGCGGAAAAGGTCAAATCCAAAAAAGGTGGTATGCCCTATTTCGATCTCGTAGCTGCTGAATAAGCACTACACCCTTCTTTTTTTATTTCCATACATTTATATTATACATTAGTAAATCTATTACATGACCAATGAAGCTATGGTTGACATAATGAGAACTCTGAAAACAGAATGGATAATTCTTAAAGATGAGAGCAAAGCCAAAATTGATAGAAGACAATCATGCAAACAGATTATAAAACTATCAGAAAAGGCAAAAGAATTAGATCCTAAGTTTGAGATGATTGACATGAACAATACTCAGTATGCAGAATTTGTGCCTAGTACATATAAAGTCGCAAGTAATGTAAATTGGGGAGATGAAGTTAAGCCTACTGAAGCAGAACAAAGAGCTTTAGATAAATTAAAAAGGTTAGAAGCAATAGCAGTTCAAGAAATCAAAATCAAACTACCTAAAGAATCAGATGACTCACAAAAATTTGGAATGATCGTATCTGCTTATACAGATAAACTTATAAGAATATACACATTCCAAAATTCCTAATTTTTCCTAAAGTTTATATTCAACTAAATATTTTAATAACAGTACATGATAAGTAAAAAAGTTACAATTAATTTAGAAAAAAAAGATGATATATTTCACTTAGAACCATTGTCGGATATTCATGTCGGACACATGGGATTTGACAAAGAACTTTATAAAAAAAGAGTAAGAGCAATTACCAATAGTGATAACAGATACACATTATTTTTAGGGGATCAGTTTGATGCAATTACTACCTATGATAAAAGATTTAATCCTGACATGAGTTTAATTCACGATGTAGACAACCAAAGAGAAATGTGGCAAAAACTTTCAAACCCATTACTAAAAGAGCATATATCAAGACTAACAGAATATCAAGGAGAAGAAGAAGTTTGGGATGAACAGGCAAGAAAGTCAATATATGAGCCAAAGAAAATGTGGAAAGTTAAGAAAGGAATGAATGAAAAAGTTTGGGGGTTGCTTCATGGCAACCACGAATATAATATAAAAGAAGCAACAAGGGCATATTTGGAAAATACAATGTGTACTCCTAACGGACTTACATTTTTGGGAAGCAGGGCAGTTATAGGATTGGAAGTAAGACATAACGGTAAGATATTAAACCAATGGTTAATTTCTGCAATTCATGGAAGTGGCGGTGGTAAACCAGAACCACAAATGGAAAAACAGCGTAGAAATCATTACATGGATGTATTCATTTCCGGTCACTTGCACCAAAAAAGATATACGCCAACAGGTGCAGTAGGATTTGATTTCAAGACAGGACTTGCAACAAAGATAGGAGTACATTCCATAAATGCGGGAACTTTTTGTGATGCACTAATAGAAGGAAAAGACGGATATATGGACAGAAAAGCAGAAGCAGAACACACAATGCTAGGAACTGCAACTTTAACATTCAACGCAGAACAGGACAAAATAACAGGTCACGTTTAGTTTGGTTGAAACAATCAAGAATCAACCAAGAGTAATTAATGATTTCAATGTAAGAGGCAAGGAAACCCCATTACAAAACAAAATAAGGCAGTTTGTAATAGAAAATCCTAACTGCACGGTAGCCGATATATGCAAGGCTATGAAATGGAAAGACGATTCCGCTGTCAGAAAGTCAATCAGAAAAATGGTTGAAGGTCATAAAATCATACAAAGATTTAATATAGTATAGTATCATAGACTTGTAGTGAAGTTTCCTGAAAATATATCACAACAGGCACAAATTTGGTTCAATAGGGCTTTTATATATTTTCATTTATGTGAAAATGCGGGTAAGTTTTGTGGGGAGTTTAACTGGATAAGAATGGAAATAGGACTAATAAATAAACCTAAAATCAAACCTAAGCAGGATAATATTTAAATACTAATAAATTGTTAACTTTAACATGGCAATAGCAGCTTCAGATATTAAACTCAGAATTTCTGGTTCAAGTGCTTCAGCAACAGATCCAAACGGTTCTTATGGCGGTGCTATGAGTACAGTTTCAGGTGGTATAATTACTACTAATGTTCTTAATAACGACATGGATGATATTACTTCAGCAGAAGCCTCATCTGGTATTACTATATATCACAATTATTACTATAAAAATGAACACGCTTCACTTACATATATTTCTCCTAAATTTTACATTGACACACAAACCAACTCTGGTGATACCAGCGTTGCTATGGCTCTAGTTACAGAAGCCAAAAACGTTGCAACTACTAGACTTACAAATGAAACAACTGTACCTGCTACTGTAACATTTACTACTCCTGCAAATTATGCAGGTGGAATTGCAATCGGTAGTTTAGATGCAGGAGATTATAGAGGAATTTGGGTAAAATATATTGTCGGTTCAAGTGCTTCAGCAGTATTGGACTCATACACATTAGGAATACAAGGAGATAGTAACCCATAGTCATGCCTTCTTTTACTAAAGATACTTCAAAAGATGTACTTAAAAAACAAGCAGAAGAAGATGTTGCTAGAATTAAAAAGACAACACAATATGATGGCGATGGCAGAGAATATAAATGGAATGAAGATATTGGATTTTTTGAAAGTGAAGCAGATGATGCTGGTAAAAAATGGGTTAAAGGAATTGACTCAAGTGTTCCGGGATATTGGTTTACTTGCCCAGAGATAGTGGGTTCAAATAGCAAGGGATACGACATTGTGTGTGCAACACCACATTTCGTTTTCATATATCAAGATGGTGAGAAACTGACTTGCAGAAAATGTAATAAGGAAAGCATCATAAAACTCGTATTACCAGAGGAGTAATATATAATGACCTGCGGGGGTAATTATTAATGACTGATCTAACAGCACTAACAGAAATTACAACACCAACAACAGATGATCTAGTTTACGTTGTAGATGCACCAACAGGAGCAAAAAATCCTAGAAAGTGTAGTATTGCAAACTTGGTAGATGCAAGAACAAAGACTTTAACAAATACAACCATAGATGCTGAAGGTACAGGTAACTCTATTACTAACATTGTTAACGCAAATATTAAGTCAAGTGCAGGTATTGCAACAAGTAAAATTGCAAACTTTGATACACAAGTTCAAACAAGTAGATTAGACCAAATGGCAGCTCCAACTGCCGCTGTAGCATTGGGAAGTCAAAAAATTACAGGCTTGTCAAACGGTGTAGCAGATACAGATGCCGCAACAAAAGGTCAAGTAGATGCCGCACAAGCAGGACTAGATGCAAAGGATGCTTGTAGAGTAGCCACAACTGCAAATATTACATTAAGTGGGGAACAATCCATTGATGGTGTAACAACCACAACAGATAGAGTTTTAGTTAAAAATCAATCAACTGCAAGTCAAAACGGTATATATGTTTCTGCAAGTGGAGCATGGGCAAGATCAACTGATGCAGATGCAAATGCAGAAGTTACTTCAGGTTTATACACATTTATCACAGAGGGAACAGCAAATGGAAGTACAGGATTTGTACTAACAACTGATGATCCAATTACAGTAGGAACTACAGCATTAACTTTCTCACAATTCTCAGGATTAGCACAACTTGTTGGTGGAACAGGAATTACAAAGACAGGGAATACAATTTCAATAGATACATCAGTAACAGTAGATAAAACAACAGCACAAACTTTAACAAATAAAACATTAACTTCTCCAACATTAACAACACCAGCATTGGGTGTACCTGCAAGTGGTACATTAACTTCATGTACTGGATTACCAATAGGCGGTTTAGTTACAACCGGAACTGCAAATAATAGTACATTTCTTAGAGGTGATGGTGCATGGAGTACAGTAGATTCAAGTCCACTTACTACAAAGGGTGACGTTTATGTTTATGGATCTGCAAACACCAGAATAGGTGTTGGTAGTGACGGTCAAGTATTAAAAGCAGATTCTAGTACCGCAACAGGACTTGCATGGGGTGCAGGTGGCGGGGGAGCAACCATTGTTCACACTTATTCAAATACTACAAACACATCATATACAGGAACAGCAAGTTCATTTGGTACAGTAGGAGCAGGAGATAGAGATATATACATTAAAAAAATTGATGCTAATAATGAAGGAGTCTTTACTAAAATTTGGAAGAATGGAGCCGCTGTCGAGGTTCAAATTGCATAGAGTGGATGATGTTGAAATATGACAGTTACTTATCATTCTGGTGAAAGGATTCAGGGAACAAGTACAGATGCAACTGCTATTGCAGGTGGTTGGAAAGAACTAGGTAGAACTACTTTATCAAATACACCATCAGGTTCAGCAACATTTACTTCTGATTTTTCATCTGCAACAGGGTGGACAGCTACTGGAAGTACACCAGCAGTAAATACAGGTACAGAAAAAATTGATTTTGAATCTGCAACATCAGCAAATATTAAAGCACAATTAACTTATGATTTAACAAGTACATCTAACACAGCTTGGATATTAAGGTGTAAATTAAATGTCACAACATTTACACAACCTACTACTGAGTATCACAGATTCTTTATTGGTCTATCTAGCAGTACAAGTAATCTTAACACATCAGAAGATGCAATAGGTTTGAAATATGAGCTAGGTACAGGTTCACTTGATAGATTAGTAGCCATTGACACTAACGGTTCAGCAATTAGAGCAACCACAGGGGATAACTTTACACATACATCAGCAGTAGAAACATTATATGTTGAGATAATAAGACAAAGTGCTACAACTTATGATGTTAATTTAAGAACAGGAAGTCATAGTGGAACATTGGTTGAAGGTAAAACAGGATTAACTGTATCTGCTTCCACAACAGGATTACAGTATTTGAAAATTGGTTCATATTCTGATAATGCTGGAAATGGGGAATTATCAGGAACTATTAATGATATACAATTTTGGAACGATCAAACAATAGGTGCTGGAGATGATATTACAGTTTCATCTTTAGATGATAAAAGATATTATATGGTTTTAGGTCATGGTGTGAATGATGGAACCCCACAACAAACTTTAAGATTTAATGGAGATGATCAATCTAATTATGGTAGAAATTATTCTGATAATGGCAATTCTCAAACAGGTAGTACAACAGATAGAATATCTATCGGTGCAGCTTCTTTAGATGGATCAAATTCATTATCTGTATCTTATGTTGCAAACAAATCAAATAAAGAAAAAATAGTAGTTTCACAGGCATTGGATTCACATACAGCAGGAGTATCTTCATCTGCCAATAATATAAGACGTTATGAAGCAACAGGTAAATGGAGTAATGCTACTGATGCCATAAATTCTATAACAATACACAACCCTACAACAGGAAATTTTGATGTTGGATCTGAATGTATCATACTTGGATATGATCCAACAGATACACATACTGATAACTTTTGGGAGTTATTAAAAACAATTTCACTTACAGGTCAGTCAACAGATGATATAGATTCAGGAATTTTTACCAATAAAAAATACTTGTGGGTGCAATTATGGTGTAAAGGAACTACAAACACAACTGTTAAAATGACATTTAATAATTCAACAGATTCTACTTATGGCTATCGTTTTTCAAACAATGGTGGATCAGATGATACAACAGAAGGTGTTTCAAAAGCATTTATTAAACTTCATAACACAAAGGCAAATGCAACAAAGTTTCTAAATATGTTTATTGTAAATGACGGAACACATGAACCTTTAGGACTTTCAAATGAAGTTGAAGATGGTGGTTCATCAGTAGGTAGTAGTAATGATCCTGATAGATCCGACTGTTTCTTTAAACGTTCAACTGCAACAGCAATAACTAGAATTAATTTTAACAATGATGATACAGGCAATTTTACTGATTGGGAATTAAGGATATGGGGATCTAACTAATGGCTTGGGGTAAGGCAGGTTCTACAACTTTGGAAGCAGATGATTATAAAATAGACACAACAGTATCAGATTCAAAATTTGGTATGTTTTTAACACATTCATTACAAGATGGTACAGTTGATGCTAAAATACAATTTGGAACAGATGGAACTCCTTCAAGTTCTTCCTATTATTCATTCCATCAAAGGTTTAATTGGGGTACAGAAGGTGTAGTAGCTAGTTCAACCAATATAGATGTAGGAGTAGGTGGATATAGTGCAGATTCTTTTCATGTTGGTTTCTTTTCAAATATATCAGGAGAACAAAAATTAATATGGGAATCTATGGCAAATTTAGGAACAGCAATTACTTTTGCAGAACAGGTAGGTGGTAAATATAATGATGGTGGAACAAATCTACCACTTAATGTATATAGATTTAATGAAGGTGGAACAGCTACAGATATTGCAACAGGTTCAAATAGCATTGTATTAGGTTCTGACTTAATACCAACAGTAGGTAAACCAACTAATGTCCAAGAAGGAAGCAGATTTGAAGAAACAGATACAAGAAAAATTTACTACAAATTTGATGCTAATACATATCATTCAGAAGTTTGGTATGAGCTTGGTACTGCACCCTATGCAGGTGGTCGAGGTGTATTTGGTGGTGGTAGTGATGGTTCAATTACAAACACTATGCAATATATCACAATAGCCACACCGTCAAACGCTACTGACTTTGGAGATTTAACAGTTGCTAGAACTTATGTAGAAGCAGTATCGTCAATAACAAGAGGTGTATTTGGTGGTGGATACGGAAGTGCAAACGAAGATACTATGGACTATATCACATTTGCAACTCCAAGTAACGCAACAGATTTCGGAAACTTGACAGTAGCTAGACACGCTTTAGCTGGAGTATCATCTGGAACAAGAGGAGTCTTTGGTGGTGGAAATGGAAGTAATGTTATGGATTACATTACAATCGCAACACCAAGTAATGCAACGGACTTTGGAGATTTGACAGTAACTAGACAAGATTTAGCAGGAGTATCATCTGATACTCGTGGAGTATTTGCAGGTGGAGATGGAAGTAATGTCATGGACTATATCACTATTTCAACTCCAAGTAATGCAACGGACTTTGGAGATTTGTTAACGAATTTACGATATCCTGCTGACGTATCAAATGGAACTAGAGGAGTATTTGCAGGTGGAGATCCAAATTCGGGTTCTGGTAATACTAATGTAATACAATATATCACTATTGCAACAACAGGCAACGCTACTGACTTTGGTGATTTAACAGTTGGTAGACACGCACCTGCTGGAGTAGAATCAGATACTAGAGGTGTTATTGGTGGTGGTTATAGTGGTTCTAATTCAAACGTTATGGATTATATCACTATTGCAACAACAGGTAATGCAACCGACTTTGGAGACTTGACAGCAGCTACAAATCATTTAGGGGGAGCATCAAGATTTTGACTAACATAGAATTATTCAGCAAGGTAACTGACTTGGCAACTTTAGATGCAAAACAAATCGCAAAGATAACTGCAAGATTACCAGAGTATAAACGTGGCAGTTCAATCATTGGACATTCCAC